CAATTATACATTCTTTTTAGATTCCCAATCCTCTATTGCTCTTCTGATTGAGTCTTCTGCGAGGACTGAACAATGTAATTTGATTGGAGGTAATTCAAGGATTTCTGCAATCTCTTTATCTTTAATCTGTTTTGCTTCTGTAATCGTTTTACCTTTGAGTAAATCAACGAACAACGAACTACTTGCAATTGCACTTCCACATCCATAGGTTTTAAATTTGACATCTACTATCATCTCGTTTTCGTCAAGTTTGAGTTGCAGTTTCATGACATCACCACATGCAGGCGCACCCGTCATTCCTGTTGCAACGTTTGGGTCGTTGGGGTCGAATCTACCAACTGAAAATTGTTCAGGTGCATTGAGAACACCTTCGAATCTATCTATTACTTTCTTACTATATGCCATATTAATATTTATACACGTAGACGTTCTTCCCTTTTGTTTTATGGAAGTATGCAGTTCCCTCTTCTAGTGCATTTTTAATCTTTTGTGCAAAGGGTTTTAGATTCCCATGAGCATCTTTTGTTCTGATTGTTTTATCGTGATATCTTTTACCTTCGTGTATGATTACTTTGTCATACTTTGTCATACCAACTTTTTCAAAGTTGGTTGCTTTATAAATGATTCCTTCGTGTCCGTATTCGGTGTCTGCATAACTGACAACAGTTTTACCACCCCAATCTTTTTTTAGAAGTCTAAGAGAAGCACCAATGAAAAAACTTTCAGTGTTCTTTGGAGTGTCATCGACACAACATAATCTTCTGAGTTCGATTACATCTTCTTTACACTCACCGTATTTCATCCACTGATTTGCCATTGCAAATCTACCATAGAACATTGCACCTTTCATTTCGTCATGATGATACAATGCATAACAGTAATCTGCAATACATCCGTTGATTGATTTTGAATAGTGGTGAGTTTCGATGAAGTCTTTTATGTCTGACCTCTCGACACGTTTCACATACCAATTATTAAACATTAACTAAATTTTTTCTGTATCTTTTTAAACATGTAATAGATAGATAATCCATAAGTTGCAAGAACCGTCATTGTGATTCCAATATAGATTAATTCTATCGGGTTGAGAAAGAGAACCTGCCATACGAAGTTTGCAGCAGCTTCTGCATCACCCATCGCCTCTGGCATTGGTAAATCATTCTCTTCTAATATATCTACTATCTCATCAAACTCTTCATATGTAAGACATTCGTAATATTCTTTAGGACATTCTACTTCCATTTTAATTTTCTTGTATGACTGATACTGAACAACCGCCTACAGTCATACATGTTTGTGATAATGTATATGATTGTGTTGTTGTTCCTTGTTGTCTTAGATTAAGTGTTGTGGGGTCTGTTCCTGATAATGTGATGTTTGCAGTGTGTTGTGCCCAAGCACCTTTTTGTAATACTGATATATCATTATAGTCATTGTTTGTTTGTAAATTGAGTGTCTTTGCACCATCGCCTTGTTGTCTTACCCAAATATCATTATAATCACTAAAAATAAGACTTGTGAATGTGTGACCACTGGTGCTTCCTTGATTTGTTTGATGTCCTTGTAAATGATTATAATCTCCGTGTACGTCTAGTCTTGCATAATGTCCACCACCTTCATTACCATCATCTCCGTATGTAGTAGATGTTGCACTATCCCATGCAGTTCCTTGAGCCCAACGGATAATATTATCTTGTCCTTCTAAGTGCCAGATTTCTATTTTGTTTTCTGTTCCTGAATCGTTATATTGAACTAAGTTAAGTTCACCTCCAGGCAAATTAGTATAACATGATGATGTTTGATAACATTGAATAGTGTTTGCGTATCCTACTTGATTAATTTTAATCTCGATATCATCACCCGAAACATTCGGAATGTTTATCTCGTTATCATCTGCATAGGTCATAGGGATGCATAACACCCCTATGATTGTCAATTGTATTTTCTTTAAAATATCCATTGTAATATTAATACCAATAAAAAACCTTTACAAAAACCTATCATTCCGACTTCGTAAGCATCTAATCTTAGAATGTCCATCCATTTATAAACGAGGTCTCTATGCCAGTTCATTAGATTGTTTAACATATATTCTCCTATTTAGTTCTGCTGAGTAATGTAAATTTGAATACTTGGGTCTCCATTACCAAACTCGATAACACCCTCATATCCTTCAACAGCAGTCGAAACGAAACCACTTCCACCTTGTGCAATGATTATCTCAATCACTCCGTTTACGTTTCTGTAGAGATATAAATCTCCGTCTTGGACAAATACATTATATTGTGAATCTTTGTTAAATCCTATTGATGCACCTCTGATATCGAAGTCACCTTCTCCACCTTGTTGTGCATCTCCAAATGCAAATCTTGATTTCTCTAATTCTTCAACTACGTCTAACATGTCAACTAAAAAGTCAACATCAAGAAAGTCTATATCTAATGAACTGAACCTTGCATCATAGTTCGGGTCATTTGCATAGTCATCATAGTCTTTATCTAATTCATCAAATTCTAGGAAGTCAACGTCAAGTATTCCTTGGTCGTCTTCCATATCTTTCATCGCTTCCTCTTCAATTTGTTGTTGCACCTCTTCGGGTGGGTTAACGATGAACATGTTATCAATCATGTTTACAGTGATATCCTGTATTACAACTGATTGAGTCGGTGGTGTTTCAATTGAGGATACCATAGTTGCCTCAAATGCTTTACTAAGTGTAATCTTACCACCTTCGTTTTCGACATCTATTTCACCTGACGGTGTCACTCCATCTTCATCAGGCAATAACACTACAAGTGTTCTACCTAGTTCATCAATTGTGGTTGTAAAATCTGTTCCACGAATCGTGATTTGAGCAGTAGGTGTCTCTACATTAATGTTCGCTTTGTTTATTCTTGCACCTGTTCCTGATGCAAATCTCGCTGTTCCACGTGCCATTCGTATCGACATTTTTGATAACGATGGGTCGGGGTCATAATATGCTTCGTCAATATAGACGATTGAGTGTTCAGTCAATGAAAGTTCTTCTTCATCTAAAAACTCGATGAGCATTCTACCGTTTCCAGTTCGTGCTTCATCATAAAGAAGAACCTCACTTCCCGTTGAGATTTCAGTGTCACTATTCTCTCTTACAAGTGTTCCAACACCTGTAAACTCAGTAACATCACCTATGGGGTTAGCGTTAACCAACCCCACCAATGATATACTAAGAATCGTTAGCTGAATCTTTTTGATTGATTTGTATAGTTGCATTATCTGAAGTGATATCCAATGTTATGATACCAGCAGGAGTTGCACATCCTGTAGCACCTGATGGACATGTTCCTGATATTTGAGTGATATCAACGTCTGCACTATCACCAGTCAAATCGACTGTAAGTGAATGTGCTTCATCGTTTTGTAGAGTGTTAATATTGTTTGAATCTCCAGTTACCTCGAAGTTCCACACGATATCATCACTTTCCCAATCGATGTCAAATACGTTTGAATTACCAATCAGTATCAAATCTGCATCTAATCTTTCTGCACTAAAAGCATAACCTTGGTCTAAGTCAAAGGTGTTCGAATCACCTGTAACATCAAAGTCATAGTTTGAAGAATCCGAACTGCCGATATAACCAATGTTCCAGTCAACCTCGTTTGAGTCACCAGTAAAGTCAAGTGTATAACTTGAACTGTCTGCGACAACAGGCCCGAATAGAACGTTGTTATTCCCAGTAAAATCTAAATCAAAAGTAAGTGAAGAACCAGTAATTGACATAGAAGATAAACTTCCTGAACTACCGTCATCACCACCAACTTTGTTACCGAATCCTATTTGGTCGATACTTAAAGATAGTGTGTCACCAGTTTGAGTGATTTTAATTTCGTTATCATCAGTGGATTGTGCGAAAACAAAAGAAGTCGACAAAATTGCTAAAGCAATTATACTATATAGTTTATTATTCATTTTCGTTATTTTCCTTTATGGGGTGTTTGTCGTTTCTTCCACTAGTTTGTTCGTGGGGATGACGATGTTCACCCTCAATTACCCAAAAACCTCTATCGTGTCCTTGGTATATTAATTCCAGCACTGCGGCTTCAACTGCAGTTCTCACTGCATATGTTACCGATTCATTATTACCCACTCCGTCCTCATACTCGACAAGTTCAGTTCCTTGTTCAATAAATCTGAACACGTCACCTGACTTACCATAAGACAATACAGTCTTACGTGTTTGAACGTTTAATAATACTTCACCTGTTAATACGGACACTGCTCTCATTGATACTGTAACTGCATCTTTACGATACTGTTTAGTGTATCCTATTCCAAGGTATCTTGCGCCTCGACCCCCTGTTTCCATATTTGTGTCATAACCAATTACACCCCCTTCTATTATCATTCCAGCAAATAGTAGAGGTTGTAAACCTTGGGGAGTTTCTCCCGTTGACCTTGCGTAGTCGTCTCTGGCACTACGTATGATTTGTCTCTCACGAACAAGATGGTCAATCCCATTCCTTTCTGCGACACGAAACCAAGTTCCATTCCCTGCTGTCTTAAGTGCATCGATAACCATTTCGACTCCACCTTGCGTAACTGCAGTGGAAAAATCTGCAATACCTTCTCTTGCTTTTCTTTGTCCTGTTTTGTCTGCAAAGTTATAAACTGCAACTATGGGTTTTTCTTTTGCTGGTGGTAACTGCATTAATTCAATATATGATGGTAGTTTTACAACTTCAGGATTATCTACGCAAATATATTTTCTTGCCATTGTTTTTTTATAACCAACATATCCTTGTTTAACTACTGTAAATAAATCATCATTTAAGATACCATCATTATCAACATCTGTATTAAATCCCCGTGAATATACACCAGCTAAATCATTACAATCTTGAGGATTGGGTGACCACTTTGGAAATGAGGCACAACCTGACAGTAGAACAGTTGATAAAATTGCTGAATAAATTAGTTTCAACCTATCCTCCAGTATCAGGGTCTTGTGCGAAGTTACCAGTTCCTACTGGTATCTCGATGACTGTTGATGTTCCGTCTTCTGCAACAACTGTTAGTCTGATTACCTCTGCTCCTGATGCGTCTGTTATCACTTCCCACGTGATTGTGTTTCCTTCTAAAATGAAGGAACCAAAACCAGCGGGGTCATCATTTGCAAACATGGATTCAACCAATTGTTTTGCAAACTGGGCGTAGATTCTGCTTTCTAGGTTTCTAATAAATTTTGCGAGAGTAGAATTCTCTTCTTCTCTTTGTGCAGCTTTCTCTGCAGCATCCAATGCATCACGGATTGCTTTCTTCCTTGATGTCTCTTGGTTTTCAATTGTAAGATAATGGGCACCAGTCCCAATACCACTGAACGATGGGTTTTTAAATTTATGAACGATTTCCGTAGCGGATGCGTTTACCCCTACGAACATCATTATGATTAATAGTGTCTTTTGCATATAAAATCTCCACAGCATTAATAAGTTCTACACCTTTACTATAATTCTTAGAATCAACTTTGGGTTTTAAACTTGACCACTTCTCCATCTTTGGAGGCCATGGACATTTTTTACACATGTCTAAAGGAGTGTCTCGTTCTACAAATTCTACGACATCCTCTAAGTTTTCATACTTACACAAATCTGATTTTTCATTCATCGAGATTGTGCAATGATATAATCCCTCTTTTGTAAGTGTTAGACAATTATCTTTTTGCCAACACTGATTCCAGTTTTCCTCTGCACTTTGTTCAACACCTTCTCCGTATTGTTCAAAGTAATCCTGAGGCCAGTATTCTATTTCAGTATACTTTTTCAAATGTTCATGTAATCCTGAATTTACAATCTTTTGGTCGATTGGCATATTCGGATATACACTCATTATCACATTATCAAACTTTTTAGTAGTGTCTATTACACTAGGTGTAAAATTCAATCCGTTTGTTACTAGAGTTAATTTTTTGTATAAATCTTTTTGCGTTCTTAAGAAATCTACAATTTTATCAAACTGTTTGTGTAGTGTCGGTTCACCACCCAATATTTTCAACTCTTGAACAGTTACACATAACGTATTCAATTTTTCTACTATGTCCTTGACATCCTGTAGTGTCATAAGTCCAATAGTAACTTTACCCTTATAATCTAATACACTGCATCCTTTACAGTTTAGATTACAAGCATTAATAATGTATAAGTCGTAACTACCTCTTAGTAGTTTTCTTTTTCTTTTCATTTTCACGATACTCTAGAACTACATCAACTTTTTCTTTTAGTCGAATCAAGTCTTGGTCTAACATTCTAGTTTGGTCGATTACACGGATAAGTGCAAAATGCATCTTCTCTAATTCGGGGTCTATGTGTTCACTAATAAAATTCCACACGAAATATACGAAGTATCCTAAACCAACCATCATAACAACTGGGAAACCGTAATCGGTAATAAGTTGAACGACTGTAGAAGTTTCTTCCATCAATCTCTCCTCACATCTAATTTACCATCTTCTATAAAGTTTTCTGCTCTTGCAACTCTCTCTATATCAGGTCTTAACTCTAATGCACTTGACACTAACATATCTATCTTAATCATTTCGTTAGACATTGTTCTTGCACGATTCTCTAAAGATTCACAAAACATTGTAAGTGTCTTTATACTGTCAACTATACCTTCCATGATTTGTTTGATAACTAAGAATATGAAGAACCCCATGACTAATGCCATGGCAATCGGAACTCCTACCTCACCTATCAATTCAAATACACTTTCCATATACATCTATTTATATAAAAAAAGGGGCGAAGAATCGCCCCCTTTCCCGTCTTTTGTGACTATTTATTTAGCAGATGATATCTGTTTGACAACTTCTGCTTTGGTTCCTGACTTCTTAACCTTAATGTTTTTCTTTTCTGCAAGGTCGAACAACTGTTGTTTTGTAAGTTTTTTCAACTCTGCAACACTTGGGACATCACTTTTAGGTTTAGAAACGGATTTCTCTACAACTGGGGCACTGTTAGTAGTGTCCTTGAAGAGATAAACACCACCAGCAATAACTGCGATGATGATTAAAAATATCAAAAATTCCATAATATTCTCCTAATAACGTTATTTATCCAATAATGGATTTTTGTCTTTTGCCTTACCAATTGCAAGTGCTAAGACTTCCAAATATTTATACACCTTTGCCCATAACTTATCGTCAGCAGGTGTTGGTGTTAATGCTACTATAACTGAACAAATTGATATAACAACTGGAACAATCATAAGTAGATTCCAAATACCCATAATAAAGTCTATAATTCCTGAGAACATAGAACCTCCTATTTTACGTTTTTACCGTATATTTAGGAGATTATGAGTTTCCAATAGAGTATTTAGTGGTTAATTTCCACTCGCCTTTCTCTTTAAAAGGTATAATCTTTATCTGAGATAGGGGTGCAATTGGGTCTAAAATCTTTGATTTGTCGACTAATTCCACCAACTTCCATTGTTCTAATAATCCTATAATTGTGTTTCTTCGGGCAATGTCACTCTCTATTAAGTTAGTTGGTTTACCGTCCAATTGAAATAACTCTTTAAAATGGACTATGTAATACTTACCTCTCTTATGTAAGATATGACATGATTGAAATAGTTCTTGGTCTCTACGTGAAGCGATACCGATACGTGATAAGGTTTCTCTTATCTTTAGAAAATCGTCTTTTTCGGGGAATGTAACCTCTACTAGGTTACTAATTTGTTGTTCTTGGTCATTCATTATCCTTACCACCAGTTTTCATTCTTTTCTTCAAATTACGAACATCAGAATCAGATAATACTTCCATATAGTCTTTTGCCTTCTTAGTGCTTATCTGATAATATTCTTTTATGACATCAAGTTTTTTACTCACATATGGTTTAGACCATTGTGAAAACCTTTGTCTTTTCCTTAAAGTATTTAGGAAAAAAAGGTATTGAAGACGGTTCTGAGAACCGTGTCTGATGTTCATTTCATTTGCGAAATGAATGCTATCTTGGTGGTAGGATAGAGACTTATTGACAAGGAACGGTTTATATTCCTTCTCTTCAAGACCCTCTTCCATCAAGTCTTTCTTGGTATAAGAAACTGATTTTACAAAATCAAAAGGATTTGCCATTATCCAAATAACTTTTGTGCATCCGATGGTTTTGACACTTGAGTGTAAGCATCAATCAAGTCATCACCTTTGAGTTCTTTTCCAAAGTAAACTTCATAACCATCATGTGTTTGTCTTTTAATTAATCCACTATAGTATTCTATATCTATTACTGATTTACCATCTTCAGTATCTTGTGGTCTAGTATCATACCACATTGAAGATAGTGAATGAGCATGAATTCCCTTTACACTTTTTGCCCACTCTTCTGCAAGAATGAGAAGTCTTTGTCGTTCTACTCTATCGTTATATTGACTCATGTGTTATCTCCATCCGTAGTTTTTACTTGGTGTTTCATAAACAATTTATCTGCTTGTCTTTGAAACGACTTCTCAACCATTGTATCAATTATCTTATTGAACCATTTTCTTAATTTACCCATTATGACCAACCTCCATCAATCTCTT